CGCCGTAACCACCGTATCCGCCGTAGGGAGAGTTAAATGCTCCGTAAGCGGTTAAGGCTGTACCCGCCATTTGCATCAAGTCATTGGAAGGACTTCCGGCCGATTGTGACTGCAAAGTGGTACCGCCCATAGCGGGAGCCCACCCGGAGGCTAAACTACCCGCTTGGCCAATGGTTTGCATCGGTAAGTTATACTGACCAACAAAGTCCTGATAACCTAAGTCTAAGCCCCTTTGGTCCATTCCACGTTGCATAGCCCCCATTCCCTGCATTCGGGCTATGTCTGTGCCCAGTAAGCCACTCACTCCAGCACCAAGATTAGCCATCTGTCCTCCGGCTCCGTAGCCCATGCCGTATACATCTCTACCTGCGCCACCGTATATATTGGCTAAATTCCCGCCCAAACTACCTATCCCCCCTGCAGTGGTTCCGTACATACCAGCTAAATTTCCACCCATACCCGCTAATCTAGCGCCGATATCAGACCGTTGTGCGCCGAGTCCGGCTAATAGGTTAGCTTGGCCGCTTTGACGCGCCTGCTGAGCCTCAAAAGCGGCCTGCGCTCTACGGGCGGCGTCTTGATAGCCCCCGGCGCGTATGGCTCCTACTTGTTCTACGGCTCCGCGGCCTGCTGCCCTAGCTAATTCTTCACCCATTAGTCGGCTACGAGAACCCCCAAAAGCCCCTGCCCCCACCGCCTGAGCTCGTCGGTTTATGTCCGCTCGGTCTAACCCCTCGCTAACGTCTCTCATAGTTTGTTCAACTACGGCGTCTTCATAAGGGTTATAGAACCCACCTATACCGCTGGGGTCAAAACCGTAGGTGGCTCCGTAGCCCACCCCGGCGGCTTCGCCTAGTTGGTCTGCACCGCTGCGAGCATACCCCATGCCTTCGGTAGTGGCGGCTCCGGCTATTCCCGGCGCTTGCCTGAGGAGGTTGGCGGCTTCGGTGGTGCTTGCTTCGCCTGCGCCTACTGCTTGGCCTATGTAGCCTTGGCCTCCGGTTAAGCCTTCTTCGGTTAGTTGTTCGCCTCTTTGAAAGTAAGGCAAATACGACCCCATGCCCTCGGCAGTTAATCGCATGGCTTCTCTTTCGGCGGGAGCAAAATCAGCTATGCGATTACCCGAATACGTATAAGGATTTGCCCCCTGCACACCGAAGCCCATCATTCTGTTAACAAGTTCTTGATTCAATAACGGCATTATTCCCGGGACATTGGACCCCGGTACACCGCTATAAAATTGAGCTAAATAATTAGGGGGGAATTGTTCTTGTCTGGTATAACCACTTTCTACCGCCATTACGCTCTCCCCAGCCCCATGCTTCTAGCCATATCTTCCCCATCATGCATTAAGGCGTAAAGAGACTCTATGCCCTGTTGATGGTTTCCTTTACCTAAACCTTTAGCAGCCAGCTTAGTAAAGACAAACTCACCGTCAGCTAATTTAGCCTTTACGGTGTCGCGGTCGCCGGAGCCTTGTGGATCTACGATGTCGCCGCCAGTATTTCTTAGGTCCAATTCGGATAAATTATTACCGTCAGGAAGTTTTACGTTCCCTCCGCCTCCATACTCTATACGACCGCCGCGATTAACATCAACCCTTTGAAACTCCGGGAACATTAACCTACTATATTCATCATCCTCCATAGTGGCCGCTAAATAAGCTGCGGTGGCGGGGTCTAGATTCGCCCCTACTCCGCCGCTGAATCCCCCCATGGAACTTAAAGCGGATCCTGGTATATTAGCATACTGCGCAGGAATAGTGGCCGGGGTGAGGGGGTTTTGTAAGTACCCGCCCAATTCCCCACTGGGTTCAGGCATACCAGCGGGATCCTCGTCTTCACCAAAGCTGCCCAACGCCGCTAGCCCCAACGCACCTACTCCGGCTTTTTCTAGACCACTTAAACCGCCCCAACTACCTTGAACATGAGACAAAGGCGACGCTCCTTTTGCACTCGCCCAGGAAGTTGGGTCAAATTGTGACCAATATGTTGCATCACGCGTTGCAGGACCAAGTGTCCCGCCTAAAGAGCCTGATCCCCCTATGTTTCTAGCAACGTATTCTGGGCCACCAATTTGAGCAGCTCCAGCGGCACCAATGTCTTGGAAAAATCCTCCTATACCTCCGGCTCCTGCTTGTGGACCTAGTAGGTTAGCCCCTTTTAACGCAAACTGCTCACCAAAGGGATTTAAAGAAGCTATTCCCTGATTAGGGTTCACCCCCGCGCCCACCGCCACTTTACCCCCCGCGTAGGCAAAAGCTGCAGACTTGAGAACATCCTGAACATCTCCCCCTTGTGCCGCGGTGCCTATACCGCTGCCTATTGCCGCTCCGGTAGGTCCACCCATAGCAAACCCCACAACTGAACCTATTACTGGTGCGGCTTTTTTAAGGAATTTACCCACCTTTTTAAAGAACCCAAACTCCGGAACTCCCGTTAAGGGGTTAATTGAGTTTTGGTAATGGCCTACGGTGTATTGGTAAGGGTCGATTTCGTGACGGTCAAAAGCGTTGAATAAGGCTCTTCGTAAAACGGGGTCATCGGCTATGGGTCGGGGCAGTACCATTTCGCCCGGTGTTAGGTGCCCAATTACATTATCCCCATAACGTCCGTGTAGGGCTAGGGTTTCTATGCCTTGGGCAGTCATTTTAGTGGCCATTCTTCATTGATCATTAAGTTTACCTAACTTAGAATTAGTTGTATATTCTTTCTCCATCATAGAGTTATTGTTGTGGCTCCGTCTAGTTTTACCGTAACAGCGCCCACGGTGCCTGTGGCCTCAAAACCATGGCTATTTTGCGGGGTGCTTAAGGTAAGCCACTGACTTCCGGTGTAGACTTCTAGGGCTTCATTAGAGGTGTTCCAAACAATACTACCAGCGTTAAACTTAATTTCACCCCGATCAGTTGAATTAATCTGACGAATATTATCAGGGTCAAATTCACCTAAATTGAGTTCTAAAATTCGTACTAAACGATTATATGTCCCACCGTTAACGGTTTCTTCGGTTTCCTGGGGTAAGCGCGTGGCAAGTAGTTTACTCATCTTCTACCGTCAGGTCTTATGTCTAAGCGCGTAGCCCCTAAACGCCACCCCGTACTGGTGTTGGCGGGGGTGTCGTCGTCGTCGGATTCTATTCTCATCACCACTTGACGTGCTCTAGCTCGCACGTAGGCTTGCTGAGTGGAGCTACCTATGGCCGAAGTGCTAGAAGTGCTTAAGCTGTCTCCGGGGAAATCACGTGTCTTTAATACCACATTGACCTGCCCTTCTGAACTATTGCTTAAAAACCGTATATCAGGGATCATTCTACTAATAAACGCAAACTGCTCCCCATCGGCTAGGTCAAAATCGGAAGATTCTATGTACACATTAGTCATGGCGCTACCGTCGTTGTCGTAGCCTGTTTCATGTTGGTAGAGGTAGGCGTCCTTTACCGCACGGGGGTAAGGCTCTGTGCCGGAGTCTATCCAAGAATGGCGTTCAAGTTGGCCATAAGACCACGCGTCTTCCGCATAATTGTACACAACGTAACGGTCAATTTCCGTAGCCGAATCCGACACATAAAACCAGCCTACTTCGCTAAATTGGGTGTTAGTGTATGCAAAAGTCTTAAAGGCTTGACTTGAGTTAAAATCATCAAAAACATAACTCAAAACAGTACAAGGAACCCTCTTAACCGCCCCCGTGTACACGTAAAAATTATCATACCCCATCCAAAAAACGCCGCCCGGAGCTGTAACCGCTGCCTTAGGAGCCATTAGACCTACGTTTTCATTGATTAAGTTAATACCAAAGGTGAACGGTGGCCCAATAAACTGCATACTGTACAAAGCGGTATCGGTCCAGATAAGAATTTCTTGACGAGACTTTACCGCGCCAATTATTTCACTCCCCGCGGACAAGCGTAAACTACCTGCGGTGTTAGTGCTGAGGGGTTCGAATTCAAGGGAGTTTTCTTGATCGCTAAAAGCCACCAACATAGGATCAATCGACCCGGTACGAGATGAATCGGTGATGGGGTCTGAGCCGAGAACTATTAAGTGTCTATCCTTTTCGGAAGTTATAACCTGTAACCCCACCGTTGGTACTAAATTGGCCCCCGATGTAGTTGATAACTTAACGGCTCTTGTGCTTGTGCCGTCATTTTCAACCCAACGGTACACCCCGCCCCCACGGGGGCAAATAATCAGGTCTTCTCCAAAATTATCATTAGTCCAAAGCCTTAACTGATTACTTGCAGAAAGACTACTAGCTGAGCCAAACCCCCCCGCGCCCCAAGTACCTACGCCCCACCCCGTAGAGCTCACATAAGTGTCTAGTCCTACGTTGATCTGATAAGCCCCGTCTACCCCTGATCCCCCATTTCCGCTGTCACTGCTGTTGGCGGTTACGGTGTCACCATCGGTGTCTTTGGCGGTGAATGTATAGGTATTGGCCGAGGGAATTGTAGCAATTTGATACTCTTGGTTTAGAACGGCTGCTGTTACAACTCCCCCTAAACTGACCGCGCCCGAAATAGTAACAAAATCATCAGTCACGGCTCCATGACTAGAGTCGGTAGCCGTTATGGTGGAAGAACCATTGGTGGCCGAAAAAGTAATCCCGTTCGTTGTGGTGGCTCTTATGGGGGTTACGTCGTTATAGGCATCGCCTTCTTTTATATAGTATTTCCAAGTCGTTCCTAGCCCTAAATACTTAGTTCCCGCCAAAGACACCCACCCGTGTAGTGCTCGAGCCTTGCCCAAAAAGGTATTAAGAGTGTCCTTAGCCCAACCTCCTATTTTCTGAGGTCTACCATTTTTAAAACGTACAAGATTAGTGTCAAACCAACCACCTTCGTTATCGTAATCTGTTCCTTCACGATTTATACCGGGTCGAAAAACAAATTTACTTAAAGGCATAGCTAGTCTTCCAACATTCTATCTCTTAACCGCGTTGCTCTTGCCCCTACCTGAGTAGCCCACCTGCTGTCCATCATTTCTATGGCTGCAGTTTCCCAATCCTGCTCTTGTAGAGCAGCAATAAACTTCTTAAATTTACTCAGTCTAGTGTACCCTAAATTAAAACACATGTTGGCTAGAATTCTTCTTCTATTATCACTTAAGTCCTTCCACCACTCCATGTTTTTATCTAATTCTTTACAAACCGTATCAATATCGCTAGTGAGGCATTCCTGTACCCTTTCCTCCGAAACGGCAGTACCCACATCCTCACCGAATTCTGGGTCAGTTTTCTTAATTAAATGCCCAACCCCAAAAGTAGCGTACCCCAAATGATCCTCATAAACTTCGTTTACGCAACCTTCATCTCGTGTTATTTCTTCTAAAAGTTTATTCCTGTCCACTTTGCAACTCCTCTTCTCTAGTTGGATCATTTTCCCTATAATATAGGATTATATTCAATGTTTGGCGAATATAACGTCTGATGTCAGCTAGATTATTAGCGAGATTTTCATATGCCTGGGCAGTTAGGCCATAATAAGCCACCGCCGGGGCATCCCCTGTATCATAATTTTCAATATATTCCCGCATCACACTAGGATTAAGAACAATCCATTCAATATCCGCCGGACTAACTCCCTCGGGCAACGGCGGATGATACATTGGTGCGGGTTCAGTAACCGTAATAATTTCTACCGGGGCAACAATTGGAACTGCTGGAGGACTACTAAATAGATTACCTAAAGTAGAGCATCCCCCAAGAACCACGATACTACTCAACAGTAGAAGTTTCATCAAACTGTCTAGGGTTGGTGAGATCAATAAATTGTTGGTGTACCTGAGCAGTTCCCCTGTTTACCACCCCCTCAATTAAGCCGGGTCGAGCAATAGCGAGATTATTCAGGTCGTGTCGTGCAAATGTGTTCCGCATTTCAGTTACTTCCTGACGAGCCTCATCGTTCATCTCTGAAAGCTCTGCAATTCGCGCTTGATTTTGACGTTGAGATTCTAATTGTTCCTGTAGTTGCGTGTTCTGGTTAGCTATCGTACTTTCTAACACTTGCTGGTTGTTTACAGCAGTTTGTAGTTCAACCTGAAGCTGCGCCAGTTGTGCGCGTTGCATATTGATATAAAAATAAGATCCGCTAACAGCAGCCACAAGAAGAAACCCTAAAAGAATACTGAGCTTTAATCCCACTAGGACAAGCCTATCAAATGTATCATTGAGGGGATTGCTGTAGCTACAACTGTTCCTATAACTAACCAGGCCAACTTTTCCCACCTAGCAGAATTAGCGTCACTAGCTGTTCGTAACGCTTTTAATTCAGTAACTGCTTCTGCCCAACGTTCCCCGCACTCTTTCTCATGAGCTTCTATACGGGCTAGGGCTTGGAGTGCAACGTCCATAGCTTTGTTCATAGCAACAGCTTTTCGTTGAGATTTATTCATTCAAAAAACTACCTATCGTATAGATTTGTAAAGGTTTTTCCTTTCCCTTAACTTTTATTGCTTCTAATAATTCTAACTTAAAATCACAGCCTTTTTTAGTGTTATATCCTATAAGTATATTTTCCCCCACTTCTTTAGTGGCACTTTCTAGGCGAGCAGCGGTGTTTACCGCGTCCCCGATGGCTGTGTAATCGAATCTGGTTTCACTGCCCATGTTACCTATGACAGCTTCGCCAGTGTTTATACCTATTCCTATGGCTATGGGGGGTAGGCTTTGCTTTTCTAGGGTTTTGTTCAGCTCTATCATGTTGGTTTGTATCTCTAAGGCACATAAAAGAGCTTTTTTCTCATGATTTTCTAGGTCAAGAGGAGCGTTAAAAATAGCCATCATAGCGTCCCCAATGTACTTGTCCACCATTCCACTGTACTTTTGAACTGCAGCTTGCTGAACGGTCAGGGCTTTATTCATTAGGTAGGTGACTTGTTCGGGTTCTACACTTTCCGACAATGATGTAAACCCCCTCACGTCTGTGAATAAGAATGTTGCATAGCGTTTTTCACCACCTAATACTAAGAGCTCTGGGTTATTTTGTAATTGTTTAACTTGTCTAGGGTCTAAGTAGTGTTCAAACTGTTTCTTTATCTGTTGTCGTAATAAGTACTGCTCTCTAAAATTAAACCAAAATTGCTCCCCCGATAATAATAACAAACAAACACAACTCCACGTTACGTCTATTAACTGGTTATTTCTAATAAACAAAACTCCCACCGTTATAGTCCCCGCAAATATGCCCCCCACAGAAACAGCAGACCAAATCACCCCGCCCCACTGGAGTGTGAAAATAATTACCGCGCAAACAAATAAAAGAATACCTAACTCGTAAACCAACCGATTAGCAGGCACTTGAGGGCTATTAGCAAGCAGGAGACTTTCCGCCAATGCGGCCTGTATATGGTGTGGGTTTAACAACCCCACGGGTGTGGCTAACTGGGGCATCACCCCTGCCGCAGTAACGCCTACAAACACAAATTTACTCGACACTTGAGGATCTTGCAATGTGGTTCTAGGAGTGTCTATCCACGACACCCACTTTCTACCAAATTGGTCTGTGGGGATAACCCCCAGTTCTGGAATACG